GGTATATCCTCTTTTGCACATCAGTATGTTACTGGTGGTGTAATAAACCGAGCAGAAGCTGGTATTATCACAAACTTTAGTATAGTTGAAGGAGGAACTGGTTTCTATAGACCAAGAACTATATCTTTCTTAGATCAAACTCCTTCAAACGGAATTACAACTATTACTGCTTTTGGAGATCAGGGAGGATCTAGTATAAACATATCTGGTGTAGATTATGAGTCATTCTCTGGTATTGCAACTATCACATCTGCAGCTTCTCATGGATTAACAACTTCGAGTGTTGTTAAATTAGCTGGCATCGCATTTAGCACTGGTATTGGAGATATAACATTCCCATCAGATGCACAAAAATATTTCGGTGTTACAGGTGTCATAAGTGCAACAAACTTTACTATAAGTATCGGTGCTGCAATGACTACCACTGGTATCCATACTGCACAAGCTGGAGTGGGATCTTTTATACCATTTGAAGGTCATGGACTAGAAACTGATGATTATGTTCAAGCAACAGGTATCGCAGTCACATTTACGAGTGCTCCAGCAGTTCAAGTTGGTGATGTTGAGTATGATGAGAGATCTGGTATTGCAACTGTTACAACAAGAAGGAATCATAATTTAACGGAAGATGATTGTGTTGTTCTATCTGGTATTGCGTTTACTTGTGACTATGACCCTGCCCTAGGCGTTTCTAGTGCATTATATGACAATGTAACTGGAGTTCTAACTGTAACGACTGCAGCACCTCACGGCTACAAGGTAGGTAAAGATGTAGTTATGTCTGGTCTTGCATTTACTTGTTCTTTAGATAATGGTGCATATCAACATTATTATCCAAGAAGTAGGTCAACTGCATACGATACATCTCTTCCAATTACAGGTTATGCTGGAACTGCACTTTCAATAGATGTTGGCATATCTCGTGTTAAGAATCAATATATTCATAGATTTGAAGAAGCAATAGCTGGTGCTTTAGTTTATGGTGGCGATTATCCTCACCAATTCCTTCGTGCAGAAGACGGTGCGTTACTAACTGGAGGGCCATATCTACATGAGTTCTACAGTGCAACTGCAACATCCACATTTGCTGGTGGAAACTACGCACACACTTATGTAAGTTCTAACGAGAAAACAATAAAAGTTGGTGGTGATTATGCACACACCTTTGTTCCTGCCAAAACAATTGCTGATTGTATCGATATAGTAGGGGGAGGAACGACTACACCTACAAATGCCGATTACACACCTAGCACTGGTTCATTAATTCTAACAGTCAATAATCACGGATTATCAGGGCCTAGTCAACACTCAATCACAACTGCAAATTATAACCCAATTGTGGGTATTATGACTGTGACTGTTCCTAGTCATGGATTTGCAAATGGCGATCAAGTTAGAATTGCAGATGATTCTATCGGTTGGAAGTGTTCATTAGACGCATTTACATCTACAAAATACTATCCAAGATCAACAGATCCATTAAGTAATAATTGGGTTCCAATATCAAACAAGACAACTGATACTTTTGAAGTATTTGCTGGTATCACTACTAGACTCGACTATACAGTCTCTGGAGCAGACTATACACCTTCTGTGGGTGTTATGACTATGAGTATTGGAACTCATGATCTAACTGCTGGACAAAGTATCAAATTCAAAGATAGTTCATTAGGTTTTTCATGTACTGCTGACCAAAATACTGTAGTAAAATATTATCCAAGATCAAAAGATCCAACTTACAATACTGCTGTTCCAATCACAGGTGTAGCTGGAACTACTATTACAGTAAATGTAGGTATATCAACAATAGTCAAGTACAACATTAGATTTGCTAGTTATACTCCAGCGTCAGGTATAATGACTGTTTCTCTTGATAGATTGCATGGTTTCCAGTCTGGAGAATCTATTAAATTTAAAAATGGTTCAGTTGCTTTCAAATGCGAACAAGATGGATTCCAAAGTAATCACTTTTATCCAAGACCAAGCGACCCATACTACGATAAACCAGTAACCCTTGTTAGTGCTGCTGGTACTGAATTTGTTGTTAACGTTGGTGCGACAGGTGGAGCAAATATGTACCAATTCTTACCCAACCAAGGTGTTGCGGTAGAGGGAGTTATTGCTGGTGGTGATTATCCATATACACTATCAGGTGTTGGAACTGATGCAGTTATTACTGGTGGTGGAGATTATACTCCTTATGTTTTTGTTTCTGCAAATACTAATGGATTAGAGAGACCTTCAACAAAGGTGGGTATTGAAAAAGGTGCGTTGACATTCAAGTGCGCTAAAGATAACTATGCAACTGAACATGCTTATCCAAGATCTACAGACCCTGCATATAATACTAATCTAGGAATTGTTTCTGCAACAACTAATACTTTTGAAGTAAGAGTTGGTGTTTCTACAATAGAAGAGAGATCAATATCTACATCAACGTACAACCCTGCAACAGGTGAGTTTACGATGACTGTTGGTGCTGGACACTCATACATTAATGAGTCGGCTCATACAATTTCGACGGCAACGTATAATGCTAGTACTGGTGTACTAGAACCAACCATTGCAAATCATGGTTTTGTTGCTGGTGAATATGTCAAGTTCGATAAAGAGTCAATTACATTCAAGTGTGATAAAGATGGATACACTGCCGACAAGGCATATCCTCGTGATTCTGATCCTTACTTAAACGAATGGTTATCAATTTATAATGTTGGTGTTAATACATTCTCTGTATTTGTTGGTATATCCACTATTGTAAATGCACATTGGTTCCAGAGTGCAACTACTGGTGGTCTTAAGAAAGCCAGAGATACTGTTGGTATCAATACTGCATCTATTAACTTTACATGTGCTAGAGATAATTATGCAACCGAACATGCTTATCCTCGTCCTGATGATCCAATCGGTGGCAATGTATCTGTTGGTATCGGATCAACTTCTGCAACCACACTGACCATCAATGTAGGTGTATCTACAATAGTCAACTATGGTATAACTACTGCAGCCTACACTGCAAGTACAGGTATCATGACTGTATTTTCAAACGTTCATGGTTTCAATGGTGCGATCAGTGATAAGATAATTGATTTTGCAACTTATGATGCTGGATCTGGTATCATGACTTGTACTGTTCCTACTCATGGTTTAGTAACTGGTAACAGAGTTCAATTTAAGAGAGATTCTATTAGATTCAGATGTATGATGGATCAAAGGAAGACTATTAAGAGTTATCCAAGAAGAAAAGATCCTTCCGATCAACAATGGTTATCTGTAACAACAGTAGACTTAGATAAGTTTAGTGTAAATGTAGGCACTTCTCCTCTCGTTTATCATAGTCCTACAGCTGGATCATTTGATCCGTTTACTGGATTAATGACCGTAACCATTGGATCACATACTCTTAAGAAAGGAACTTCCGTAAAACTTAAAACAAGAGGATTCAAATTTACATGTGCTTTAGATAATCATGCGACAAATCACTTCTACCCAAGGGCAAGTGGCATATCTGGCCCAGACCCTGCTTACAATACTGCTGTTACGATTACTGCTACAACAGATACTACAATTACTCTGGATGTAGGTAAATCATCTAATCAGACTGAACACATTTTTGTTTCTGCATCTGCCAACTCTGTTATCAGTGGCGGTAATTACCTCCACACATTTGAAAACGCAGAAACAGATGCACTGTTAATTGCTAGAGATACTCTTGGCCTTGCTACTGATTCATATACATGGAGATGTTCTCAGGATAACTATGCAACAGACCACACATATCCAAGATCAACTGACCCAATACACAACATAGAAGTTGGTGTTGTAACTTCAACTACAGATACATTCACAATTAATGTTGGTATAACATCTAGAGTTAAGTTCAATGTAACTAATGCCACATATGATGCAAACAGTGGATTAGTAACTATGACCACTGATACCTCTCATGGATTGTCAACCACAACCAGTGTAGGTATATCAACGAATGGATTAGTTTACGCATGTTCTATGGATCAATATTCATCTGAACACGCATATCCAAGAACTACAGACCCAGCTCATAATACTGCTCTGTATCCTACTGCCGTAACCTCTAATAACGTAACTGTCAATGTTGGTGTTTCTACAAGAGTAGAGTATAATATTAATCATGCAGATTACAATGAAGTAATTGGTATCATGACTGCTTATGTACCGACTGCTCATGGTATTACAACTGCTACTGGTGTTGGTAGAAATGTCAAGTTAAAGAATGAGTCAATTTACTTCTCATGTTCTCAAGATAACTACGCTACAAAACAATTATATCCAAAAGGAGGAGATCCTTATTACAATGGATCTTTGATTACTAGAGTTCTCAGTAATACTCAAATTGAAACACAAGTGGGCCCATCTACCACACCTAGTTTCTATAACTCTGGTGGTAAGATTCAAGGTGTCATTCTTGCTCCTAGACTTAATAATAATTCTGTTAGTGGAACTGACTTTGCTGCTGGTGGTACATTTGTTGATAAGATTATTAACAGTAAAACATATGTTGTCAATGTTGGTATTTCAACTGTAGATCACAACTATGCTAGAGGTGGTCTTTCACAACAAGGTAAGAGAATTGCATCCTCTATCGAACAAGGATTCTCTGGATTTAATGTAATTGAAAAAGTAGACAATGCAAGATTTAGAGTTGATGCTGGTTTGACAACTCAATTCTCTCTATACAAGAGAGGTGGTGAAGTTACTAAACCTGTATTTGTTGATGTTACTGAACCAGATTTATACTTTAACAGAGATTTAGAATATATCTCAGGTACAACTGGCATAGGAACAAATTCTAAAGTAGATTTCCGTGTTAATGTTGACGGTAATATTTCTGAGTTTAATGTTTTAGAAGAGGGAACAGCATACAAAGTTAATGATAGATTAACTGTTACTGGTATTGTAACTGACCCAAGAGTGGGAGTTAATACGGAGTTCCAATTAGTTGTTGAAGAATTAGAAAGTGATACTTTCTCTGGATTCTATCCTGGCCAGTTTATATTATTTGATGATATTGCGCCATTCTTTAATGGAAATCGTAAGAAGTTTACTCTATCAGTAACAACTAGTGGAAACACAGAAATCTTAAGTCTTAAGACTCTGCCTGGTAGTGATATGGATATTACAAACAATATCTTTATCTACATCAATGATATTCTACAGACTCCACAGTCTTCTTATACATTTAAGGGTAGTAGAGTCATATTTACGGAAGCTCCAAAAGAAAATTCTAAATGTTCAGTATTCTACTTTAGGGGATCTAAACGAGATGTGGAAACGGTTGAACCAGCAACAACATTGAAGCCTGGTGATGAGGTTCAAATAAAAGAAAATAGATTTACTATTGATGATATAGATCAATTTGAAAGAACTGGAAAACGAATAGTTGCATCCGACATTTTAGAAACATTCACATATAACAGTATTGGAATCAATACTGCTCAAGATGCAGATAGACCACTAACTCTAGAAAAACAAAGACATGACCTAATTCTATCTGGTGTATTAATTTCTAAGGCAAGACCTAGTTTGAAGAGTCGTGTTTTACCAACAACCAGAATAATTAAAAATGTTTCAAAGACTGATGAATCGATTTATGTAAGTAACGCTTTCCCAATATTCAGCGCCATTGATAAACTGGTTCAGTCTGAAAGGAATATTCAGATATTTGATGATACAGAAGTTTTACCAGGCATCATAACATCTGTTGTTTCTACATCATCTAGTATTTCTTCTCTATCAATTGGATTTGGTGGTACAGGGTATACTAATATCACATCTCCAAATGTTGCTATTTCAAGTGCATTAATCAAACGTAAAGATCCAATATCTGCATGGGAGTTCGATGCAATTACTGGTATTACATCTGCTATAGAATTTAAGGCACTAACTAAAGAAGAACCAATTATTGCTGTTGGTTCAAGTAGTTACTACATGAACACTAAGAGTGGATCATTCTGGGAGAGAGGTAGAATCGGATTTGGTGGAACTATAACCTTTAATGGTGTTGGTGTGGGTTATAGTGCAACTTCTAGTGTATTTGCTATGGCCGTTGGTGATTATGGATCTATGGCAAGAGCAGTCTCTGTTGGTAATAGTATGTCAACATGGTCTACAATTGCATTATTTGAGAAAAGACAGATACCAGCTATCAATCAAACACTTACATTACCAAGTACATATACAGGTAATTTCCAAGATGTTATTTGGGAAAGAACCAGAAATACATGGGTTGCAGTTGGTGCTGCTGGATCTATATTTACTGCTGTAGGTATCACAACCGCAGCTGCATTTAGTCAATTCTCAGGAACACTACAAACCTTAAATTCTATTTGTTATGGACAGTCGGAATTTATTGCAGTTGGTAATGGTGGAGCTATTATTGCATCTAATGATGGTACAGGTTGGGGAGATAAAGTAAGTAACACAAACTTTGATTTAAATGATGTAATATATGATGGTAATAGATTTATTGTTGTAGGAGACAGTGGTACTATTGGTATTTCAACCGATAAGAACTTCTGGCAACCTTGGAGTCAACAGTTACCAGCGGGAACAATTCACCCTGCAACATTTGACTTTAAAACAATTAAGTTTGTTGATAATATCTACATTGGAATCAGTACAGTCGGTGAATTATATTACTCATTTGATTTGGCTAACTGGAATAAGAGAGTTGTAGACCATAGTAATGAGATTCGTGACATTGTAGACACACCATTTGGTGATTTTGCAAGTCGTAGAATTATTGCTGTTGGTTCTGGAACCACTACGTTCTATGCAGACCCTGTTATTAACAGAGCAACTGCTACTGCATCTGTAACTGCTGGTGTAATTACATCTGCAACTGTAACAGATGGTGGATTTGGTTATGAAGTCGGTAGTTCTCCACCAGTTCTAGTTGAAACCGACAAGACTACGAAGGAAGATGTGTTATCAATTGATGCGGAAGGTGACTTTGGAGACATAGTAGGAATAAATACTTGGTTGCCAGGAACTGCTGATAGACTTCCTCAATTAGCATTTACATTAAAATCACAATTTAATGATAATACCAACCTAGGTTATGGGTATTCTTCTCTCAACGCTCTTGGAGTTAACTTCAGTGGACTTGAGAAGGGAGACTTCTTTACCATATACGATAGTTCATTAGTTGTTGGACACGCTTTAACAGGCATTACAACGTCAAGTGGTTCTAATGTTTCTGTGGGTATGGTAACTTCTGGTGATTATCTTGGTGGTGTGTTTAGAGTAGAACAAGTTACTGCTGGAGATGCAACATCGGGATTGACAACTGTAACATGTGCCTTCTTACCAGGCCCAGTGACATATGGTAATAACACAATCCAAGTTGGACTTGCCGTAACATCAAATACGGATACCTTCTGGGGTAAATATAGTTGGGGTAAATTCTATGGATATCAGAACCGTGCTTCTGGAAATCCCCAAGAATTTTTCGTCAATACAAACAATGGTTTAACAGGAATATCTACTGCTCCAGTAGTTTCCAGAAAGAAGCCATTAACTTAACCACTAAATAAAACAAAAAGACTAGTTTTTTTAAAATGCCTGCTATTATATCCGAACAGTTTAGAATTCTAAATGCCGAGACCTTTGTGCAAAGTTTTGTCGGAGTCGGATCTACTGTCAACAAATATTATGCGTTCATGGGACTTCCAAATTCCATAGAACCAAAGGCAGGCGGTACTGCCACATGGCCAACTGACACCCCTGCACCTTTAGATGGATTTGAAGAAGAGTATTCTATCAAAGAATCTATCATTGCGATGAAAAAGGTTACGGACAAAGACGTTCGTAGACTTGTCAGAAAAACACAGTGGGTTGCTGGTACAACCTATGAGATGTACAGACATGACTATAATATTTACAATTTAACACCAATTACTTCACAAGGTAGTTTGTACGAGGCAAATTACTACATAGTAAATGAAGACTTGAAAGTTTACATCTGTCTGCAAAATGGATCAGACCCTGAGAACCCAAAGGGAAGGCCTTCATATGACCAACCCACATTTGTTGACCTTGAACCAAGGGCAGCTGGCACTAGTGGCGATGGTTACGTTTGGAAATATCTTTATACAATTAAACCATCCGAAATCATTAAATTTGACTCTATTGAATACATACCTGTGCCCGAAGACTGGGGTACACAAGGCGAGACTGTTGCAACAAAGGCTAATGCCATAGATGGAAAAATCGAAGTTGTGGTTGTTGACAATAGAGGTTCTAACTATCAACCAATCTCTACATCTTTTGCCAATGTTCCAATTTTGGGAGATGGATCAGGAGGAAAGGCAACAATTACAGTTGATTCTTTCGGAAAGGTTTCTGAGGTATTTGTTACCGATGGAGGAGAAGGATATACTCACGGATCAATACAGTTCTTCCCAGGCGCTCCTGGCAGTGAGTCTGGCGGCGTTCTTGCTAACCTTACCAATACTGGAATAGGAACGACATCCAATGCAGGGTTTAGTGTCATAGTTCCACCGAAGGGAGGACATGGATATGACATCTATAGAGAATTAGGAGCATATAGAGCGTTACTATATTCTAGATTTGAAACACTGGAAACTAACCCCGATATCATTGAAGGTAACGATTTTGCTAGGGTTGGACTAATAAAAAACCCCACCGTGTTTGGTAGTAGTACAGAATTACTAGACACTGCAATGGTGAGTGGATTGAAAGCTGTAAAACTTGGTGGTATTACAACAGCAACAACTTATGCTGTTGACTCTGAGATTACTCAAACAGTTGGTGTTGGATCAACTGCGATTGGATATGTCGCATCTTGGGATAAAGTTACTGGAGTATTGAAGTATTATCAACCTATGGGTCTTGCATCTAGTGAAACTGGATATAAGATAATTCCATTTACTTCTAATCCAGAAGCAGGGTATGGAATAACAATTACTGGATCATCCGTAACTGGTTCCCTATTGTCTATTGATACTGCATATAACGGTGTCAGTACCTCAATAAATAATAAGACATACCAACTTGGTATGAGTTTTAGTGCTGGTATTTCATCTGCTGAGTTCAATACTAAATCTGGTGAAATAATTTA